TAGCACCTTTTGAATAATTAGTTCTAATTAAACCTTTTTTACCTGGGTCTCCAGCATTTACTCTTGTCTCGTAATTTTGAGCATTAGAACCTGAATAGGATGGAGCATCTGTTAGAGTACCATTTTTTCTAGCTTTGTTATAAGCTTCAGTACCAATAGAATTTGCTGTAATTTCTTTTCTAAAATCTCTAACTTGTGTACCACCATTTCTAGATAAAATTTGGGATAAAATTTGTTCTTGAGTAAGTGCTGCTGAACCTTGAGTCAATGCTATTTTAGGATCAGTTTTTTGAATTCCAGTCAGGTCAATTGGTCTATATACTGAAGGGGTGTATAATTTGTCACCATCCTTGTTAATTTCATTATTAACTGGGGTATTAAATGAGGAGGAGAAGGCTCTGGATACTGAATTCCAATTCCTATTTAAACTGTTTGTACCTCCCTTAGTTTTTAACGATAAGGATTGTAAATAGTTACCTGGGGGGGAAGGTTTTTTACCAGTTTGACCAGGGGTACCATAAAAATATCCAGGATTATCTACTGCTAAAGAATTTTTTTCACCTGTAGCATCTTGACCACTACGAACAATTTGACCTTCTTCATTAATTAAATCATCTAGTAATTCTGGGGTGGCTTCACCTTTTCTAAGTTCCCATTGTTTAGTAACCCCAGTAGTTAAAAATTGATTTCGATAATTAGTACCTCTAGTTTTACGTTGAAAGGCACTATAATCATATGAACCCCCATCTAGAGTAGGAGCAATAAATTGTTGTGTTTGTGAAGGACTTCCAGCTAAGTTAGGGTTTTCAAGTCCAGTTCTTTGTTCAGGAGAAGCAAATCTAATATTAGTTCTACCTATTCCTAAATTAGATCCAGGACCCCCGCTATAAGATAATATATTAGGACCTACATTAATGTCTACACCTGAGAAATTCCAATTAGATACAGATCTTTTATTAGTAACTAAATCATGGATTGCTACTAGTCTATTTTGTTCTTTAGGTTGGTTAGGTTTTACTTTAACTGAGTAAAGGTTAGGGTTGTTAGAGTAAGCACCTGTTTGAGCAAACGGGTTTATACCTTGTTTATTTAAATGACCCCCAAAAGCATTAACACCTGCTTGGGCTAAAGTAGATAAAGGAGTGTAAATACCTTCATTTAAAATACCACTAGTTTGAGTACGGACTGCTGTACGAGAAAGTAAGTTTTGTTTAGCTGTAAATAGTAAACCACTAGGGGATTTTAAACTAGTAAACATTTTACCTAAACGTAAAACATCTTCTGCTGTATCTGTAACTGCGTTTAGACCACCACGCAATAGAAAATCATTAACTCCTATTGGAGAAGTAATAGCTTCTTCAAATGGGGTTTCTGGAATTCCGGTTTTAATATATGGTTGCCCACTATTACCACCACCTTTCCTATCTTTTCCAAACCTTAAAGATTTAAGATCAGTTTTTAGGTCTAATAAAGGCATTTATTAACCAGTTATATCCTTCAATCTATCTGAAGAAATTCCTACCTCTGGGGCTTGGTATCCTGGAGGTCTTAGGCCATCTAAATCTAATGTAGATGGAGGTACCTTAACAATACCAAACATATTAGGATTTCCATTAATAGAATACTCATTGTGTAATCTGGACTGATCACTTGCTCCCTTCATTGTTGGAGGAGTTGCTCCATTAAATTGAGTTAATGGAGAACCATCTTTTGCTAATTTGTTTTTAAGTGACATAATTTATGTTTTTATTATAAATATTAAAGTTTACTGAATGATTTTGAACTTGCTTGAGCAAATGCCTCATTATCAACATATAGTTTAGTTTCTACAACAGTGGCTGATTGAGGTGATGAATTTACTGTTGAGGCTTGGACTGTATCTCTATTGTTTAGAGCATAATTTCCTTCTTTACTAACTAATATTCTATCTCCATATCCAGAACCACCTGTGGGCATAGACATTAAATCATCTGCTTTAGAAAGGGATTTTATTGCAAAATAACCAGCAGTAGCAGCAGCAACAGCAACAGCTACACCAATACCCATAGTAAGAGCAGCGTTTGTAGCTAACGAAGCAGATAAGAGACCCATTTGAATCCCTAACTGTATTACTAATTGTCCAATAGTTCTAGCTATACCAACAGCTTGTCCTAAAATTGCAGCTAATTTAGTTTCTTCATAAGCAGCTCCTATAGCAGATAAAAGATTACCGCCTTCCATTAATGTTATTTTATACATCAATGCAGCATTTTGTAAACCTAAACTAGCTAAAATTGAACCTCCTAATCCTAATTCTAAGGCTTTAGCAGTGTTGTATGCGGTTTGAATACCTAATACAACCGAAGAAACTGCTTGTAAAGTATACATAGCACCCACAATAGGGATTACAAACTTAAGTATTCCTCCAAATTTTTCAGCAATACCACCTACTAGCTTACCAATAAACGATAGTGCTGGAGCTAGAGCATCTACTATAGGGGATACTATAGCTAAAATAGGTTCTGCAAGGGTAACAAATACTTCACCTAATTTTTCTGTAAGAGCAAGAAGTCTTTCTTGTACTGAGGCTTGATGTTGTATTTTTTCAAGTTGACCATCAGTTATTTCTTGTTGGGTTTGAGCTAAACCTACTTCAGCAATTCTAGCATTAATAGCTTTTTCTCTATTTTCAGCATCTTTCCCGGAAACTCCTGATAATTGTTCTTGAACATATAAAGTTTGAGCTAATTCTTCTCGATTCATACCAACAGCTTTTGCTAAAGCCTCTTGTTCGATACGATTCATTTTTCCAAATTCAGCAGCAGTACCTATTTGAGAGGATATTTCTTTAGCTACAGTAGCTACATCATTATTTAAAGCTGCAAATCTTGCTCTATCTAAATTAAGTTCTTTACCAATTAATAGTTCAGCTGAAAGTTCATCTTCGATAGAGGATTCGAATTGGAGGATTGAACCTGCTATAGCTTCTACTTTAGATAATTCCATACCTAAAGCTTTTGCTGTTGCTACAGCATCAGCAATGGCTTCCCCACTTTTACCTAATGATAGTGTTGTAGCTGCTGATACTTTGGAAATTTCTTTTACTACATCCCTTTCATTTACAACTACTCCTAATCTTGTAGCAGAAATTCTAGCTTGGGCTAATACTTCTCCTGTAATTTTTTCTGCTTCTTTACCAGTAGTCATTGAAATTTTAGCTATTCCTGCTAATTCTTCATTGGTAAATCCAGCTGCTTCACGCAATTTAGTCATAGTAGTTAACTGTTCATCAGTTAACATAGCTGAAGTACCAAGTTCTTTATTAAAGAACATTTGGGTTTGGGCTAATTTTTCAGTTGTAACAAATACCGAGTTGTTATTACGAGCAATATCACTTAAATTTTCCATTACTCCCAAACTTTCATCATAAGTAATATTCATACTTTTAGCTAAATCTCCAGTAGCTTTATCAATTTTAACTATAGAAGCTAAAAATTGTAAAAGTATAAAGTTTTTTAGGAATTTTTGAAGGGATAAAAAAGCTGCTCTCATTGGTGATACCGCGGTTGCTACTCCATCTTTAAATTTGTTAGATAGTATAGCTAAGGAAGCGGTACCTGAAGTACCTTTTAAAGTATCTTGTAGTTCTTTAGGAAGATCTTTAATAAAGTCTTTAGTCATCCCCTTAGTACCTTCTTTATCTCCTTTTCTATATGCTTGAATTTTATCATTTAAAGAAGCTGCTTGGTCTTCTCCTAAACCTACAAAAGAACCGGGTTGTGATGAAATAACTAAAGCTTCTCTATAAGATTCGGCAGCTTGATCAAACCCAGGTAGGAGTTCTCGTAATCCTGGGATTATATTGACTATTTTCTTTAAAGTATCAAATATAGATAAAAACCCATCATTAGCGATAGCTTTACTAATAGTTTCTACTTCGGTTAATTCCTTTATTAATTTATTACCTAACTTAACTTGGTGGTCTAAACTATTAGCAATAGCATTATTATTTTCGAATTGAGCTTGATAGGTTTTTGCTTCTATCCCTAGATTAGCAACACGAGATCTTAAATTATCAGCTTTTTCTAGATTACCTTTTTTTTCAGCTTCATTAGCTTCGTCTAAAGCTTTTTTTTCTAAACCTTTTAAAGTTTGAATTCTTTTATTTAAAAAAGATTGTTGTTTATCAATTTCTAAAGATTGTTTTTTTAAGAAATTAATATTTCCTTGAACTTTTGCTTTATCTTTTTCAATTTTTTCAAGAAGTTTTTGAGAACCTAATTCACTGGCTGTAACAGATTGGATAGAACGAGCAATACTTAAATTTTGTTGAGCTGCTTTATTAAGTTCTTTTTGAGTTGTAAGTTGTCTTGTACCCCCTTTATTAAGATTATTCCTATCAATTAACTGTTGGCGAAGGAAATCATTTTCATTGGCTATTTCATCAGAAACTTCACCCTCAAATACTACTCTTTGTTGGGCAAGACGACTTAATGCTTCAAGTGTACTAACTTGAGCATCATACATTTCATTTTGTCTTCTAATTTCGTCTGAGTTGTCGGCCATGTGTGATTATTTGTTATAAATATTGAGGGCGTCAATTCTTTGACGCCCCCGTATTATAAGAAGTTTTAGGTTTTACACCTTTAAGGAATTCTGGGGATTTTACTTTACCATCAGTACCTACTAAAGTTTGAGAACCACCACTTTTAGCTTCTTCCATTTGTTTCTTTTCTTCATCGTAAAAATCTTTTATTTGTTTAAAAGTAAACTTACGAAGCCAAATGGGCATATTATAGATAGTTTCCCAATCATACCCACCTTTACCATGAAATATAATTTGGTGGATTTGAGTAAATAAATTTAACCTAAATTCAGGAGCTATATCAAGCGTCAGGCCAAAAAAAGTTAAGCCCAATAGGGATCGTGACCTCCTCACCACTATCTAAAACATATTGCATATCTACATCAGGTTGAGTTTCTCTCATATGCTCTCTTAAAGCACGAGAATCTTTGGCTAATAAATAGTTATCAACAAATTCACGAATTGTTTTAGTATCTTCATCTCCACCAACTGATGTAATCATATATTTCATACGAGTAGATAATTCAGCTGAACTCATTTTGTCTAGTCGTTTAAGACCGGCTAGTTCACGATCAATTTTTTTCTCATCATGACCTGTTAACATTTTATATGTAATAGGTGTGTTTATAGAAGGTAATGTAAAATGGAATTCATTTACACCTTGGGTGATTGAATCCTCGTCAAAAGGACGTGGGTTTAATTCGGATAAATCAACAGTATATTCCATACCATTGTACTCGAATTGATAATCTTTACCATAGCCTAAAATGCGGGCAGCCATAAAAAGGGCATTTTTATCACCTACAATTAAATCATTATAGTCAATGTTTTTGTCTACAATAAGAGATTGTAATAATTTATCTAACACAATTCCTTTTTGGATATAGGCTTGGTTAGAAAGGATATCTTCTTCTTTAGCAGTCATGTATTTCATTTCTACTTCTCCCGATGATAATATATTATCTTTTGGGTAGATTAATCCTTTTGAAGGTAGTTCTACTACCTCAGTTGGAAATTTAAATTCGCTCATAATTTTTATTAGTTATAACGTTTATCGTGTATACATACTAATGATACAAAAGAGCTTGACGTTAGCCAAGCTCTCTTTAAAAGTATTTGTTTTCTTTTTTAGAAATTCAAGACACAGTAATCTGGTTGAACTGTCATCGTTAAGTTGATAGCAGTGTTTTCTGTATCCCAACCATATTCACCAAAGTTAGTTTCAGTAATCATAGCACCTTTGATAATCCATTCAGAAACTACATCACCTACAGGACCTAATACGTTAAACGTTAAATCTTTCTTGTAGAAATCTGAGTAACCATCTCTACCAGTTACAGATTCGTGGTGTAGACGTACCCACTCCATTACTGCTTGAGCACCTGAAGGAGTAATTGGGTCAAATAATGTAAACTGAATTGTATTCCAAGTTGTTTTACCCTTAACGAAACGTTGTACGTTAATATGGTTAAGAGCTACTGAACCTTGAGTTAAACTTACAGCACCTACACCTTTTACGATGTATGCTGGGAATCCATCCATATACATGATGAACCTATTCGCTTGTTTTGGTTCAAACGCTGTGAAAAATATTTCGTTAGGATCTAATACTGCCATTTTTATTTATTTTATTCTAATTATAAATATTTACTTTTTTAACTTTTATGATGGGAAAGTTGCTCCCGTTGGTAATACATTAAAGTCTAAGTAAATAAATTCAGCCGTTCTAGTTGGTTGTAAGTAAATAGCACCTACTAATTGATTTCTATCAATTACATCTGGGGTGTTATTACTATCATCCATTACTACTTTAAACGCATATAGACCTTGTCTTTGTTGTACACTTTCTAAGTATGGATTTACTACTGCTAAGAAATTATTTCTTGTAGCTGCTGTATTTTGTTCAAACACTAATGTTTGAGCAACTTGTCCAATGTAAGATTTAAGAGCAATCAACAATCTTCTAACATTTACTCTGTCTAAAGCACTTGCTTGACGTTGTAATGTTTTTTGACCATATACTACAACACCTGTTCCAGGGAAAGTAGCTATTGGATTAACATTTTCTTCGTATAAAGTATCTCTGCTAGCTGCTGGTAATTGTCTTTCAGCGCGAACTACGTTAGTTAATCCTCCTCTGTTGATACCCGCTGGGGCAAACCATGGCTCGCTTACACTGTCGTTATATGCGTAAACTCCCCCGATCATTGTTGAAGCTGGAACCCATACTCTATCACCTAAATCAGGATCAATTATTTGTAACCAAGGCCAGTACATAGTAGCGTATGAAGTATTTCTTGAAGCAGCTTCTGAGGTAGTTGCTGTAATGCTACTAGCATAAGGTACCGGATCAATTACTAAAATATTATCTCCTCTTTGTTGAGTATTATTAATTGCTGTAGTAATTTGAGAAGTATGAGTATCGTTAGTTAATCCTGGGAGGAAGTAAGAGTTAAATTGGTAATTATCTTGGTTAGATAATAAGTTTAACATATTTGTATAATCACTTCCTACTAGACCTTGTGAATCATTAGCATCAATATATTGATACATATTCATTGTTCTACCTGAAGGGACTACGTTACCTACACCACCAGCAAATGAACCATTATACGAACCTGATCCTACTGTTGGGATAGATCCTGTATATTGGTCTTTAGCATTTCCTGCATTATCTAAATAATTTGGAGTTAATAGGTTTACTGATTTTACTCTTACGTATCTAGAAGCATTTGGGTAAGAACCTGATACTTGTAGGTAATTACCACTTGATTGGTAATTGTATTTTTCGTCACCAATTACTTTAGTAATAAAGTTATCTTGGGTTGGATCTAATGATAAATTATTCCAAGATTCTAATACTACTTTATTATTTTGAGTATCATTACCTCTTCTAACTAATAATGAGAAAGTACCTGATGAGGTATTTGAAGTGGCAATTTCCCATCTTACATTATCAGATGAGCCTGATTCCATTGCTGCTTGAGAAAGTACTGAACCTGTATTATTCCAAATAACACCTTTATCAATAGCTTCTAATTCAAATGATGTAGTTTCAGTAGTTATGTTTGAACCACCACCTAATACTGTAGGTGAAGTTCCATCTGAACCTGTTGAGAAGGTAGTTGATGAACCTGTTACAAATGTTACTCCGTTAAAGGCTGTACCTGCTGAAGCAGCTGTAAAGTTTAATACTCCGGAACCTGCATCTACTGAGGTAATTACTGAAGAAACAGAAGTACCTAGTTTAGTATTTAATAAAGTAGCATAGGCTGTAGAAGTAGAACCTGTTGCTACAAAGTATAAAGGTGCTTGATCAGCTGGTAAACCATTAGCAGGATCAGCCGCTACAAATCTATAAGTTGTACCATTATAATCAAATTTAACTTCATCATCAACTACAGTACCAAATACACTAGCACCTGCTAAAGTTAAGTCAATACTTGCTGTAGCTGAAGCATCACCTACAGTAGAACCTGCTGTAATACTTGCTGAAGCATAATTCCAAGTTGATGGACTGTTTACTACTCTAGTTACTAATAAAGTGTTACCACCATTGTTAAAATAGTTGTAAGCTGCGATTGAAGTAAAGAAAGTATAATCTAAACTACCACTTTCAAAAGTTGTTCCGAATCTGTTTTGATAATCACTGTAAGATGTAACAACTGTAGGTTGTTCTACTGGTCCTTTAACTGCAGGACCAACAATAGCAGCTCCTACTTGAACAGGTTGCTGCGTAATAAATGACTGGTCATTCTCTCTTGCTAATACACCGGGTGATATTAATGTTTCTGCCATTGTAATGAGATTATTATTTTGTTATAAATATTCAAGAGAGAATCAAAAATTAATCTATTTTAGTAAACTCTCCTGTTTCTATGTTAATGTTTCCATCTCCATACTTTTGTTGAAGATCATCACCAAATTTTTGACTTTTAGATTGTAATTTGATAATTTCTTGTCTTAAATTATCTTTTTGCAATTGTAAAGTTTGAATTTGGTATTCAATACTACCTAACTGATCTATTAAATTTAATTCAGTTTGTTGAATTTCTTTAATAGTATCTAACTCTTCTTTTTGTAATAACACTTTTTCCATGTTTATAAATATTATATTATTTTTTATTATTTAATAGTTTTTTAACCTCTGTAAATACTTTTCCTGGGGTGATTGATTTTTGACATATAAATTGTTTATCGGTTCCTTTCCAAATAGGACACCATTCCCAATCTCCAGCATCAAATATAAAATTGGGATTAGTCCAACAAGGAGAACATGAATTTTCTACAGCAAGTCTAGTTACTTTAGAAGTAAATTCATGACCTTCTTCAACAAAACCATTTATCATTACTGTATGTTTATTTAAAGCCCAATTAAACCAAGATAAACCTGAACCTAATCCTATAAACATATCAGCGTGTAATAAATAATTAGCAATTTTATCAAAAGGCTGGTTCCAGGAATTTATTATATTAGGTAAATCACTTTGATCTTTAGTTAATGCTACTACTTGGTATCCGGATTGGGTTAATAGTTTAATTAAAGAAATCCAATAAGCTTTAGGCCATTCTTTACAACCAGAGGTAGCTTGAGGTCCTATAACTATATATTTGTTTTTAATTGGACGGACTTGTTTTTTAAAATTAATACCTAAATTTAATTCTTTATATTCTAAACCTAAAATATCAGTTGCAGTTTGTTGAAGGGGGATTGTATTACATTGATTTGGATGATTTTCAAAGTTTTTCCACCCACCATCATTGTCTCTAAACCAGCCTATTTTATAACTAGCAGTTAAATTACTAATATTAGAGCCTGGGGCTGTAAATTCAATATTTTTATATGCTTCTAAATCTTTAAACCAATCGTTATGAAATGTAGATAAAATTACTTTACAATTATGTTTTTTGGCAAATTCTACAGCGTATGGTGTCCATGCTAAAGTATCACCTATAGATTTAGATTCTAAAGAAATTAAAACTTTTCCTTTTTCTAAATTTAATATATTTACTATTTTACCATTAACTTTAATAATCCATGGGATATAATAACTTTTAGAACAGGTAGTCCACATATTATTATTAATAGTTGTACTATGGATAACTTCATTAGTATCACTATTAATAAATTCAATAAAATATTCTTGTTCTATATCTCCTTTAATTTCAACTTTAGGACCATCTATATAGGAAATTAAAATTTTGTTAGGTTTAGGAGTGTAATTAACCATAAAATCTTGAAGAGTATCTTTACCAATTTGAGCTACTTTATCCCAATTAAAATCACGATGGATAATTTTTGCTTCTTCTATAGCTCGTTTTTTATGATCTGTGTAATTTTCAAAAGCATCACGCATTACACGAGCTAAGTCTTCATAGTCGGGTTCATAATAATTACCTGGGATGAATTTATCTTCTAAATTAATACCAAAATTAGAATAATTATTCCCTTGAGTTGATTTTTCCCCTATGATTTTTACCGGTAAGCCTTTACCTGAAGCAAATTCTGTTTGACCTGAACAATCTGAGTAAATAGAGGGGGTACCACAAGCCATAGCTTCAATTAAAGGTAAATTCCATCCTTCACTACGAGCACAAGATAAAAATACATGACCATTTTTCATGTATGTAATATAATCTTCTCGTGATGGAAAATGTTTAATTTTTAATCGTGGATCTGAAATGTTAAATTTTTCTAGTCTTTCTTGTGTAGTTTTACAACCATCTAAAGGTTCACCCCAAGGGTTGTCAATAGATAAAATTAAATCTACAGGCTCATTTGGGTCAAATTCCTTAAGGAAGGTTTCAATAATTTCTTTAGTAGATTTTCTATAATCCCAACGTCCAAAATGAATAAATTTAAATCTACCATCTACATAATCTAATGTTGTTTGGGGGTCTTCGGGATAGAAAGTTTCAGTATCTACCCCTTCAGGTACAACTTTTACCTTATTAGGATCTGCTCCCTGGTCTATTGTGCATTGAGCTTGCCATTTAGAAGGAACCCACATTTGGTCAAAAGTTTTCCACTGTTCAAAAAACCCTTTAGGTTGTACTGTAGATTCCCATACATTGTAACCAATTTTAGGACCATTATAACCTTCATAAAAATAATAATGATTGGTTTCACTTAAAATTAAATTAACATTATGGTTAAAGTCTTGCCCATAATTTGGATAAATTTTAGATTCAAACCTATTTTGTTCATTACCATCATGTAATAAAGTTTGTTGATGGAGAATATTTTTATCTGTATCTATGATGTAAGGTTCTTTATTATGTGGTTCATCTGTAGAACCATCCCAATATTTACCAACAGTATAGTTTCTGATTTTAATGTCTAAATATTTAGATAAATGCCTAAAAAATTCTCGTGTATGATTATTATACCCTGTAGTGCCTATGTAAGAGGCATGGGCAAAAACCTTTGGTTGTTTCATATATAACTTTATAATTTTAGTTGTAACTAAATGTATGGAGGGGGGACTAGCCCCCCTACCTACTTTTTATTTTTCGTTAATCTTTTTTTCTAAAATTTCTATTTTAGCATTCAGTTCTTTAACTGATTCGATTAACACTGCTACTAATTTTTCGTATTTAACGGCTTTATATCCATTATCTCTAGTAGTTACTACCTCTGGTAATACTGCTTCTA